CTCTTCAACTGGGTACTAATCAAGATCTAGTTGGTGGTTTAGGTTTAGTTGCTTCTTCATCATTTATTGGTGTTGGTAGTACAGCATCATATCCACAAATTGATATTAATGCTATTGGCAAGAGAGTTCTTATAAGATCTGTTGGTGTTGGAACCACACGACCAAAGGCTGCTGTCGATTTCTCTGAAGCAGGAGTTGGATATTTCAGCGATGCGTATCGCTTTATGATACTTCCTCGTCTGAATACAACTCAGAGAAATAACTTAGATACTTCGACTGATAATATCAGAGGAGCAGTCGTATTTAATACCACCACTGCAGTTCCTGAGTATTATACTGGTTCCGCTTGGGTTCAAATGGCGGCAAGTGGAACAATTTCTTATGCTGAAAGATCTGGTATTGCAACTTATGCTAACTTTACTGGTTTCGCAACTGATGCTTCCAATGTAATTGGTGGTATTGTAACTTGCACCTCATTGAATGTTTTCCCTGGCGCAGGCGGAGGTATTTCTACTTTCAGTGGCATTACAACAGTTACTGGTCCTACATTCTTTACTAAACAATTGAATGTATCTGGTGTTTCTACATTTGGAAACCTTACTATTAATGGTAATTCTGAATTTAATGGTACGGTCGATGTTGATGACGACTTTGCTGTTAGAAATCCCTCAGGTGGTGATAAATTCTTTGTTGTCGCCAATACCGGTGACACCATAATTGAAGGATTTATTGATGCAAATGGTGGACTTGATGTATTGGGACACACTGAGTTGGATCAACTTAATGTATCTGGTGTTACAACAACATCATCTCTTAGAGTTGGAACTGGTGTTACGGTAAGTGCTGGTATAGTAACAGCAACCAATGGTTTCTTAAGTGGTATTGGAACTGCTGTTCAAATTACAACGGTGGGCAATCAGTTAGTGTTCACTGTTCCTGGTGTAGGTTCTACAAGTTTCACATTGTTCTAATAGACAGTTTTACAACTGGCACAAGGGGGTTCCGACCCCCTTTTTTAGTGCTATAATAGTCCTATACGCAATGAGGTCAGTGATTCAACTCCGTCCCCACCAGCAACGTGCTCTGGATGCCCTGCTGCAACACCGCAAGGGTCAGGTGATTATCCCGACTGGCGGCGGCAAGACCAACATCGCTATCTTTGATGCTATTCGTGAGTTTCTGAAAAATACTCCTCAGACTATTGTAGTCTGTGCTCCGCGCATCCTCCTGGCAGAGCAGTTGTCCAGCGAGTTCCTTGAGTTTATCACAAATGCTCAGGTTCTGCACGTCCATTCTGGTGAGACGCACCACTTCAGCAGCACTCGCCCCAATGTGATTCGTGCCTGGTATGAGCAAGCGAAGGGTCACAAACTCATTTTTACCACCTATAACTCCCTGCAGCGTCTTCAGCAGGCAGATATTCACGTTGATACCATTTACTTTGATGAGGCACACAACAGCGTTCAGCGTCACTTTTTCCCTGCTACGGAGCACTTCTCTGCTAATGCTGACCGCTGCTATTTCTTCACTGCTACTCCTAAGCATTCTGCTACTATTTCCAAACCTGGTATGAATGACGCTGCCGTTTATGGCAACGTGATCTGCAATGTTCCTGCTCCTGAACTGGTGGACGGTGGTTTCATCGTTCCTCCTAAGGTTGTGGTGCAGCAGTTTGAGATGCTCAGCAAGGGTCAGATCGTCGCTGACGTTGACTGTGAGAACCTCATTCAGACTATTGATGCTCAAGAGGTTGGCAAGGTTCTGATCTGCTCTAAAGCAACCAAGCAGATCGTTTCTCTGGTTTCTCAGACTGACTTCTGCACTCAACTGGAGGAGCGTGGTTTCTCTTGGATGTATATCACGTCCAAGACTGGTGCTATCATCGACGGTCAGAAGGTCAACCGTGAGGTGTTCTTCGACACTCTGAGTGCCTGGGGCAAGGATGACTCTAAGAAGTTTGTGGTTCTGCACCACAGCATTCTGAGCGAGGGCATCAACGTGTCTGGTCTGGAGGCAGTGCTGTTTATGCGGTCCATGGACTACATCGGCATCTCCCAGACCATCGGACGGGTGATCCGCCTGCACAAGGACGATGCAGAGGGTCTCAGCAGCGGCAGGATCGCCCCTGGTGCCCTTCAGGACTACACCAAGTCCTTTGGGTTGGTCTGCATCCCTGTCTACTCTTCTGTGGGCATCAGCACCGCTAAGAAGGTCCAAGCGGTGGTGGACACCGTGTTTCAGCAGGGTCTTCCTGCCATCAGCGTTGTCAAACGCTGATTTTTCTGCTATACTATCCACACATCAGGAGAAACTCCAATGCGCTGCAAAGTCCAACTCTACATTGCTGGTAAGGTCTTTGATGAGATCGTTGAAGCAAAAGACTACAATGATGCAAAGCGAACTGCACTTGCTCGTAACCCAAGTGCTAAAGTCATTGGCGTCACTGCAGTATTCGGATGACGGAACATTTTCAAAAACCTTTCATCAACCGTCCTGGTATTCTTGATGCAAAACCAGGAGATCCTCAAGGTTATGTGACCAAAGATGGTATGTGGGCAGCAGTTCCATTTGGTAAAAAGTTTATGATTATTCACAATGGGCAACAGGTTCACGTTGCCAACAACTACAAGTCCGCAAAAACCTACATTCAAAAGTCCGCAAAAGGCGCATCGGTCTCCAGTCTGGATCAATTTCTTGGTTAAATAGTGTAACTATAAGGCACATTATGGAAGAAACTCCTGAAGTCAAATGGAACCGTGGTCTTGATCTGTTCATTGAAAGTGTTCATAAACCAGACCACGAACTTCGTCAATGTGCTCATAATCAGAAATGCTATCATGAATTGATGGCAGTGCGTGAGCACGTGTTAGACTATCTAAAAACTATCAGACGATGACTTATTACGCTTGGTTTATCGTATTCACAGTAGTGGCATACTTCATCGTAACTGATGATAGTGTCGCTGCTGCTTTTTATTATGTGCTTAAGTTAGCAAAAGCTAACTATGAGAAGCAAAAGTGGTGGTTGTTACACAATCCAAGAAATCCTGTGGTAAAATATATGATGCATCGTCGTTCTATGAAACTTGCAAAAGAGTTGATGGACGAATATGAAAATAAATAGACCTATATCTGGTAATTCTTATGCTCTCTACGCAGTATCGGTTGAGACTTGAAGCAATCTGTGAAAAGATTGTTCTTCACGAAGAGGTGAGTTTAGAAGATATGATTTGGGCAGAGAAACTTGCAAAAGCAAATCGTTCTGCTGGAACAATGCTCCGTCAGGCAAGACGTAAAGCAGAAAATCCCAATATGGATGAAATGGATGACTTCCTAAACTCAATGGACATTGGTGGTTTAGGGCACGAAAGATTTGGTAGAAGAGGTTTTGACAGTCCTGATGAACTTCTTGATTGGTTTAAACGTGATGAAGACGAAACCGATTGGAGGACTAGGGATTGACCTACGAAGAGTTTATTCATAAAGGCACTGAGTTCTATATGGAAATGGTGCGTCTTGTTGATACTAAACTCAAATATCGCATGAACTTTACTGAAGAGGAGAAAGAAATAAAAGATCATATTATGGAGTTTCAACATCAAGTTAAACTGAATGAGTTGAGAGATAAGTTTGAAAAGTGCTTGGAGAAAGAATAATGAAATCATTTCAAGAGTTTCTATCGGAAGAAGAAAAGGCATCAAAAGCAACTGCAAAGTATCAGAACGAACCAAAAGGTAACCAAAAGTGTACTAATTGCAATATGTGGAGAGAACCTAATGCCTGTACTGCTGTGAAAGGCAAGATTTCACCTGATGGTTGGTGTAAATGGCATCAATATGATCGAAAAAATCGATGAAACACGCCGTCATACTTTCACTTTGTTTTCTTCCACTGGCGGTTATATATCTTATAATGAAAGTATCTGTCTGGTTGTCCTCTAGCGTATCCGAAGTCAATTATGTCCGAGAAGATGCAAAACGAGAACACGGACCCTATGTGGAAAACCCATATGGAGACGTTGATGGTGAGAATGAAGAGGATTGAGATTGCTGAAGTGATTGACGAAGCAATCTGGAAATGGTATTTTGAGCACGGTAAAGAGGTTCCCAACTGGAAGATGCAAAAAGATCCTCAGTGGTGGATTGATTATCTGGCAGAACTTGAAGAAGAGTAAGTATAAACTCGTAGGCATAAATTTTTGTTGCGGAAATGTTATTATCTGAACATAATTTGTCTAGATAGTGTTACAATATGAGAGGTGATACAAATGAGCGAAAACTCCATTATTATGATGTTCTTTGTGCATGGAGGTTATTATGCACAACTTAATTTCTTACAATCAACTGGCTGAATGGAACCATTTTGAAGAAACTGTAGATCGATGCAATGATGAATTGGATTTAGTTAATGATTATTTTAATTGTCTGATTGAATGTGATGATGAAAAACAAGTGTGTAAAAGGATATGTAGAAGTTTGTTAGATCATTCACATTGAGTTATTGGGGGGAGAAATCCCCCCGTTTTAGTCTTGACAACCCGTAGTAAATACCCTATAATACACCCATATACACCCATTATTATGGACTACAAACCTTATAGTATGGAATGGAGTCGGCGGCGGTATCTTGCCGAAGCAATCCAACAATACTTTGATACCGATGCGTCTCTGGATGTTGTCCTGGACGATATTGTGAGTGTGCTTGAGGAGAATGTGGAGCACCACAAGAGTCGTGCTGAACGCTTTCAGGAAGTTCTGGATGGTCTGAAATCTCTTCCTTATTGATATGAAACCCAACTTCCGTAAGGTATTGGAAATGGCATTGGAAGAAGGTGTCCGTTATGGATACAACCGTGCTCATAAACACGTAGAGAATCCACACGAAGATGCTGTGGTTGATTGTGTGGTGGATGGTGCGATGAACTCTCTTTATGAATGGTTTGACTTTGAGGATACTAATGCGGACTCGTAATTCTTTTTTACTTCACGTTTGTTTGCCCGTTATTGGATTTGCTGTAGGTCTATTGGTGTCTTATAATCTTACACCAGAAAAGACCCCACACCATACATCTACGGTCTCTGGTTCTTCTGGTGACCTTAAATGCACTACATCTTGTGTTGTTAAGGAACAATGATTTTTAGTTTTCTTGGTTTCATCTTTGCGGCACTCTCTTTTGTTCAGGTTCCTCAGTGGGACAATGACTGGACTAAATGTTCCGTGTTTGTTCCCGACACTGCCTGTCACTGGTACATCGTGAATCCTGATAATACTTTTGGTAAAGGATTTAGTTGGATTACTGCTCATGAA